AAACGGCGCAGATGATTGGGAAGTAGTTAAATACCCAGCGATAGCCGAAGAAGATGAGGAGTTTAGAAACTTAGGCGACTCACTACACCCAGAAAGATATAATGTAGAGTCTTTAGAAAAAATACAAAAAGCTATCGGGCCTAGAGACTGGAGTGCGCTGTATCAACAAAACCCCGTATCAGATGATGGTGATTATTTTACTAGAGAGATGATTCAGTATTTTCCACCAGATGAAATAGAATATGATAGACTTCGCTATTATACTGCGTGGGATTTAGCTATAGGGCAACGAGACAGAAACGATTTTTCTGTTGGTATAACTATAGGCATTGATGAGTACGACAATATGTATGTCGTAGATGTTATTCGCGGTAGATACGACGGTTTTGAACTAGTAGAAAAAATATTAGACTTCTATGAACAGTGGAGGCCTAGTATAGTTGGTATAGAAAAAGGACACATAGAAATGGCTATCGGGCCTTTTCTACAAAAACGTGTAGCAGAAAGACAATTACATTCTGCGTATTTTAAAGATTTAAAAGTAGGGCGACGTGACAAAGAAGCTAGAGCTAGGGCTATACAAGGTAGAATGCAACAGGGTAAAGTATTTTTTCCAGAGGATGCAGCTTGGACAGGGCCACTGGTTGCTGAGCTTTTGCGTTTTCCTAACGGCGTGCATGATGACCAGGTTGATGCTTTGGCCTGGGTTGGTTTAATGATGACAGAGTATGCAACTTTTTATGAAGCCCCCGAACATATACCTTCGTGGCGAGATAGGTTAAACTTAATAGCGAAAGGACCGAAAAAGAAATCGGCAATGAGTGCATAACATGGCGTATAAGAAAAAAATAAAGAAAAATCTTAACAAAGCGGAAGAGTTGTCTCTAGCAAAAAGCCAATGGGATTGCTACACCAGAGCCCGCGACAGCGGCCATGAAGAATATATAGACATGGCTAAAAAATGTGACATGTATTATAGAGGGGACCAGTGGGATGAGTTCGACATGCAACAACTCGACGACCAGGGTAGACCCGCACTAACTATAAATACAATACTTCCTACAATTAATGCCGTGCTAGGAGAACAAAGCACGAAAAAAGCAGACATACAATTTAAACCCAGAGGCGGCGGTAATCAAGATGTTGCAGACGTACTTACTAAAGTTTATCAACAAATTGCTGACAATAATAAACTAGAGTGGATAGAAAACCAGGTGTTTTCTGATGGGTTAATACAGGACAGGGGATATTTTGATGTACGTATAGATTTTTCTGACCACATAATGGGGGAAGTAAAAGTAGAAGCTAAAGACCCTTTAGACATTCTTATCGACCCCGATGCAAAACATTACGACCCAAGAACTTGGAACGAAATATTTGAAAGTAAGTGGATGAGTATAGATGAAGTAGAAGAAGTGTATGGCCAAGACAAAGCAGATAAATTAAGAATGCTAGCTGAAACGGGTACTACTTTAGGCGCTGACTCCATGGAATACGAAGAAGAAAGATATGGAGACACAGACGAACACAATTACGGACAACAGTTCCCTGGAGATCCAGAGAACGCACGAATGCTTAGGGCTATAAGAGTAATAGAACGACAGTATTATAGATTAAAAGAATGTATGTTTTATTTAGATCCCGTTACTGGTGACATGCGCGACGTCCCATATAATTGGACTAAGAAAAAAAGAGAACAGTTCGCGGACCAGTTCGGCTTAGATATAATGACTAAGACAGTTAGAAAAGTAAGGTGGACTGTAACTGCAGATACTGTAGTTCTTTTTGATGATTGGTCCCCGTATAAAAATTTTACCATCGTTCCGTACTTTCCATACTTTCGTAGAGGAAAACCGTTCGGCATGGTGCGCAACTTGTTGTCACCGCAAGAACAGCTAAACAAAATAACATCACAAGAACTACACATAGTAAATACAACTGCAAACAGTGGTTGGATTGTAGAGAACGGTTCACTTGCGGGCATGACTGCAGACGATCTAGAAGAACACGGAGCAGAAACTGGTCTAGTGTTAGAATTTAATAGAGGTTCTACCCCACCAGCAAAGATACCACCTAACCAAATACCTACTGGACTAGATAGACTAGGACAAAAAGCAGCAGCTAATATTAAACAGATTAGTGGTATTACAGATGCAATGTTAGGTATGGATAGCGCAGAGGTTTCTGGTGTTGCAATACAAGCAAAACAAAATAGAGGCTCTACTATGTTACAAGTGCCTTTAACTAATCTAGCAAAAACTAGACAGTATTTAGCAGAATCTATTTTACAACTAGTACAAAGTTACTATACAGAAGAAAGAATTATACAGATAACCGATGAGACAGACCCTTATAAACCTAGAACAGCTCTACGCGTTAATGAAATGACTCCAGAAGGAGAAGTTATAAATGATTTACAGCTAGGCGAATATGACGTAATTGTATCAAGCGCACCTGCTAGAGATAACTTTGATGAGATGCAGTTTGCTGAAGCTATTTCTTTACGACAGGTTGGAGTGCCAATACCAGACGATATGATAGTAGAGTACTCGCATTTATCACGTAAAGCAGATGTTGCAGATAGGATTAGAAAAATGCAAGGTACTGCACCACCAACACAAGAGCAAATACAGCTACAACAATTCCAAATGGAGTCACAAATCAGAAGTACGCAGCTTGAAATTGCTAAACTAGAAGCAGAAGTAGCTAACTTACAGACACAAGCGGCAGTAAATGTTGCTAAAGTAGACCAAATAGAAAATGAACCACAGTTGAAGATTGCTGAATTACAGAGTAAGATTCAGGGTAAACGTGAAGAACTCGATTTACGTGAAAGATTGTCGCAATTGACAAACGATATGCGTAAGGAACAGAGTGATACAGCAGCGGCAGCTAAGATGGCTACCGAAGCAATGAAAAACTTAGACAAAACAGGAGGTACCGATAATGGCTAAGAACAACCAAGAAGCAGAAGTAGATGTCGTGTTAGAGGGCATGCCCGGAGCAGACCCAAAGACCGAAGAAGACAATGAAGTCTTTGAAGTCGATATGAATTTTGAAACCCCAGACGACGAAGAAACTCAGGAGGAGGAAAGCGATGAAGATGTCGAAGTTGAAGAAGAATCATCTGAAGAGCCTGAAGAGGAAACAGAAGAGGAAGACTCTGAAGTTACAGACGGAGACGAAGAAGATTCAGGAGAAGAAGAATTACTGGCAGAAGATGAGGGAGATACACAGCAATCTGAGGGATCAGATGAGGCAGGACTTGCTCAAAAAGAACCAATGATTCCTAAGTCTAGATTTGATGAAGTATTAGCAAAACAAAAAGCTTTACAGAAAAAACTAGATGAAGCGTTAGCGCCTAAAGTAGAAGACGTAAAAGAAGCTCCAGAGTTTGATTTTGATACTAAAGAAGTAGAATACCAAACTTTAGTTATGGAAGGGGAGACTGAAAAAGCTACTCAACTACGAAGCCAAATTAGACAAGCAGAGAAACAACAAATGATGTTTGAGATGCAAGCTAAAATGGGACAAACAGTGGCTCAATCTACTGAACAACAACAATTACAAACAAAAGCGTTAGAGCTAGAAGCTGCATACCCAGAATTAAACCAGGCTAACCCAGAGTTTAACCAAGATAAAACTAATGAAGTTTTAGAGTTAAGAGATGCTTATATGGTACAAGGTTTTACAGGAGCAGATGCTTTAGAAAAGTCGGTTAAAATTCTTATGGGTAATCAAACAGTAGAAAAACCTGTACAGAATACTACTAATAAAAAAATTGTAGAAAAGAAAAAAATAGCTAACACTAATAAAAAAGTAGAAGCAGCTGAAAAACAACCACCTGCTATGAAAGGCAAAAACAAAACAGACAAAAAAGTAAATATAGATAATTTATCTATAGATGAGTTTGATGCTTTGCCTGCTGAAACTTTGCGCAGAATGCGTGGAGATTTCGGATAAATTGTGTTATCTTAAAAATAAGTTCGCACGTAAGAGCGATATCTTACCAGGGTCGTTCCTGTAAAACATACGCTTTCGCCAGCGCAGGGCGTTAAACTGGCCGGATTCGTACCCGTAACTTACGAGAGCGTTGCCCCAACGACAAAGGGTACACGGATAAAAGTCGCTCCAATAAGTCGACTGGTTATTAAACTTTAATGATAAGGAGAAATTATCATGGCAAATACAAACTTTGCTTCTCTAACCAGTGAACAATTAACGATCTGGTCAAGAGACTTCTGGCGAGTAGCTAGAAATATGTCCTTCATTAACCAATTCGCAGGTAGCGGATCCAATGCTATGGTTCAGAGAATATCTGAGCTTACTCAATCAGAAAAGGGAGCAAGAGCTGTTTTAACACTTTTAGCTGACATGACTGGTGATGGTATCGTTGGTGACAATACTTTAGAAGGTAATGAAGAGGCTTTAAGAGCGTTCGACATAGTCGTAACGATTGACCAACTAAGATTTGCTAACAGGCTATCTGGTAGAATGAACGACCAGAAATCTGTTGTAAACTTTAGGGAACATTCAAGAGATGCACTTGCTTACGCAATGGCTGACAGAATGGACCAATTAGCATTCCTTACTTTAAGTGGTGTTGGATATAACTTGAAAAACAATGGTGGTTTAAGACCGTCAATGAATTCAGGCCAAAACCTAAACGACTTAGAGTTCTCTAGCGATGTAACAGCACCAACTTCTAATAGACATAGAAGATTTGATGCTACTAATGGTATCGTGGCTGGTGATGTTACTGCAACTGTTGCAGCTGACAAACTAAGCTATGGCGCTATTGTTGATCTAAAAGCTTATGCTAAAGACCAATACATCAGAGGCCTAAGAGGTGCAGGAAACGAAGAGATGTTCCATCTATTTGTTACTCCACAGGTAATGGCTGACCTAAAACTTGATTCAGACTTCCTTGCTAACGTAAGACAGGCTGGAGTAAGAGGACCAGGTTCAAGCTTATTCTCAGGTTCTTCAAGCTTAATGGTTGACGGAGTTATGATTCATGAGTTCAGACATGTGTTTAACACAAACGGAGCTACAAGTGGGTCATCATCTAATGCCGGAGCAGCCGGGTACAAATGGGGCGCTAACGCTGACGTTAACGGTTCTGCATGTATCTTTGCAGGTGCACAAGCACTAGCAATGGCTGATATTGGTATTCCAGAAATAGTTGAAGACACATTTGACTATGGAAACCAAAACGGTATTTCAATTGGTAAAATATTCGGTCTTAAAAAGCCTAAGTATCATTCAGACCACACAGGTCAGTCTGAAGACTTCGGTGTAATAAGATTAGATGTAGCTTATTAATTGTGGTATATTTTATAGGTGGCTGTTATGGCCACCTATATTTAAGGAGTAAAAATTATGTGGATAGTATCAAACGAAGATAAAGCCGTAGCCTCTACTTGGGGTGCAAGTGTATATTTAAAAGCTGGCGAACCAAAACAAGTAGGAAACGACTTAGGGTTGTTATGTTTACAAGCAGGATGCACAGAAGTAAAAGACGGAGGCAAACCCGCTAAGGCAGAACCCGTCATAGAAGAAGTTGTAGAAGAAGTTGTAGAAGTAGTAGAAGAAGTTTCTATAGACTTAGAAGCAATGACCAAAGTGCAACTAGAAGAATACGGTCGTACAATTGGGATCGAACTTGATAGGCGCAAGAAAAAAACAGATTTAATTGCAGAACTAGAAGCTGCACAATAGAGGATGAATTATGGCCGGGACACTTACAGGTAGTAATATATTAAGCAGGATTAAAGATATCCTACAAGACACCACCAGCGTTAGGTGGCCTGAAGCTGAATTAATCAGGTATATAAACGATGGACAAAGAGAGATTGTAAACTTTAGACCCGAGTCTTCAGCCACTACAGCCAATGTACAACTCGTAACTGGCACAAAACAAACTTTGCCTAGCGCAGGATTAAGATTAATTAAAGTAGTAAGAAATATGTCCGCAGCTAGCGGAAGTGCTACTGGTAAGAGATCAGTTAGGATTGTTAATGTTGATATATTAAATACACAAGAACCCGACTGGCATGACCCAACTGTTGGTGGGGATGCAGCTCATACTACAATAGTTAAACATTACATCTTCGATGAAGATGACCCAAGAAATTACTATGTATATCCAGGTGTAGCAGGTAACGCATTTGTAGAAGTTGTTTATTCAGCTTCTCCGACAGACCTAGCTAACGGCAGTGCAACTATTTCAGTAGATGATATTTATGCAAACGGCATAATAGATTATGTTTTATTTAGAGCTTATCAAAAAGATTCTGAATACGCAGGTAATGCACAAAGAGCTCAGTCTCATTATCAATTGTTTTTAAATTGTGTCGGACAGGGTTCACAAGCCCAGGAGCTACTAAGCCCGAACAACGACAGAACTAGTAATATAGGAGCAGCTCCAAACTTACCGCCCGTAGCAGCACCAAGACAAGGAGGCTAGAATGGCAAGTTACTCTTCTTTAGTAAAAGAAGTTTTACCTTATGTTCCTTTTTGCCCCGACAGTTTAGTTGAGGCTAATTTACGTTCAGCTACTATAGAGTTTTGCGAACGTTCTAAAGCCTATATATTAGATATGGACGCATTTAACACCATTTCAGGTGTTTACGAATACGATTTTGATATACCTACTGGCACAGAAGTGCATCAAGTACTATTAATGACGTACAACGGTAGAGACATGGATCCGATAAGCCCACGTAGTTTAGATTTAAACTACCCTGACTGGAGAGAGCGCACTGGACAGCCGCACGTATACTTACAAAAAACACCAAGCACGTTTTGGTTAGTACCAGTACCAAGTGGTTCCGAACCAGTTTTAGCTAGCGTAGCTTTAAAACCATCTAGAACTTCAAATAACATTGATACTACAATATCTAATCAATATAGAGATGCTTTAATATACGGCACTTTATACAGACTACTTCGCATGCCAAACAGAGAATGGACTGACGTGGGTGCAGCTAGAGAATATTTAGCACAGTTTAATATGGAAATTACGCAAGCAGAGCTACGTGCAAGAGGCGGAGATCTGGGCGTAAAACGAACAGTAAAATACAAAGGAATAGGTAAGCCAAGGAGGCGCTATGGAAGATACGGAAAGGAGATCGACTACTAATGTCTTTGTTGAACCGGTGCTTACTGACATACGTTCCACGTGGAACATTGTAAAACCAGGTTTAGAAAGTATATTAGCAGACAATCCCAGTCTAACCTTTATCCCAGAAGATGTTTATAGTGAGTGCGTAAATGAAAGAGCGTTTTTATTTACCTCTCCAGTAGGGTTTTTAGTACTTACTACCGAAATTGATAGGTACACAAAAGACAAGACATTGTATATGTGGATAGCGTATACTTACAGTAAAGGTAGTGGGCAATGGCTAGACCACGAAGACTGGATTACTAAGCTAGCTAAGGGATCTGAGTGTAAGTATATAGAAGCCCAGTCACACGTACCAGAGTTGGAACCTTACGCGATAAGTAGGGGTTGGAATTTAGATACAAGAGTTTATAGGAGAAAAGTAGAATGAGTAAACCAAAAAGCTCAGATTACAAAGAAAGTGAAGTAGATAAGACCAATGCTGCTGTAGCAATGGCGGATAAAAAATACTTTAGAGAAAACTATCTACCAAAACAAAAAGAATTTATAGAAAGGTCTTTTAAAGAAGAGTCTGGGTTAATGAGTATGGCCGAAGGTAGAGCTCAGGCTGATACCATGCAAGCCCTTACCCAAAACCCAAATCGAAGAGCAGTAGGTGCTGTAGATGCACAAGCTGATCTGGCTTCAGCTGCTTCTGCTCAACAACTACAAGGTACAGCCCAAGGACTAATGGGAGCAAGAAGTGACCAAGTTGCAGGAATAAAAAGCGCAAACCAAATGGCGTCCCAAACAGCAGCTGGTTTATCGCAAGCTTCTAAAATTGCTACTACTGATACTCTTAATAGAGCAAAAGCAAAACAAACAAGAAACTCAGCTTTAATAGG